AGCTATAGGCGTAGAACCCAGGAGCCGACGACGGCACGTGATACGCGATCTGCTTGCCGGTGGTGCTGCCCCCCGTCACAGCCGTCAGATCCAGCGTCTGAACGAGACTCCATGTGCCTTCAAAGGGCTTTTCCGCCCCTTGCCCCCCGCTATTTCCAGGCCCGTCGTAATCCGCTTCTTCGATCAGGAGCGTTCCGGTGCTAATCGTCCCGTAACCAGTCACATAGACAGTCACGGTCTGATAGTTACGCATCGGCACCGGCACCGACGTGCCCGTGATAACTTGCTTGAAGAGCACTTGTCGTAAGGTGCCAGAGGGATGCACAGTTAACCTCCCGTATCCGTGTAAATGTTATAGGTGCCGTGTGGACTCGGCGTAAACGCCGGATCAAGTGCCACATCCGCGGGCTTGAAGTTCGAGGCCAGCACTTCGTCTAACGCTTCACTCGACGCACGATCGACCCACGCCGCGCGATCGGCCGGCACGCCAAAGTAGGGCACCAGCGCATTCGCCAGACAGAGCCGGAACGCCTTCGCGTATCCCGGTGGACAGATATACGCATCTTCCAACCCGGCAAACTGCACGGTGAGTCGATCGTAGTAGAGCGCAATCTCATTCGAGGTGTTCGTCGGCACAGGCCACAACACGATCGTGCCGAGCGGTGACGTGGCGTTGTAGTAGAACGTCGTCGGCTGCGGACTCGTCAGGGTCTTGACCTGTCCCGCCGCATACGCATCATCGGTCTGAAACGACAACGGCACTTCGACGGGATACGGCGCGGCGGTATTGAGCACCAGATTCGCGGCGTCAATGTCGGGAGGCCGTTCGGCCGTGCCGGTATCCCAAATGCCGCCCGGTCCTAACGTATACGGCAACGTCGGACTCCCGTGCGTGCTATCAAGCGCAAAGACGTGCCGATCCACCACCAGCACCGTGCCGGGTTTCAGCGTCCAGCTATCGACCAACTCACGCAAGAGGTCGAGCGCGGTATTCAGATCCTCCACAGGGATCTGATCCGTGGGCGCATAGACGTTGAGCGTGCCGAACGCCTGACGAATCAGCGCGTGGCCGGTGGTGGCAATCGACATAACCGCCTACGACGGGTTGACCGCAAGCCCAGACGTGGCTGCCGTGGGCGCACCCTGATCCACGTAGCTATTCGCCAGCCCGTTGGTATCGCCCCACTTGGTAATGCCGACACAGGTGCAGTCGTTGAAGAGCACCAGCCCGCCAGGGGAGGCGGTCGTAAATGACAGGAGCGCCGTCATCGCCGTGGACGTGGAATTCACCGCATTGATGAACTGGCAGCGCGTGAACAACTGGAACCGATCCACACAGCCATTGCCGGTCCCGAGAATCCCGAGCACCGTCGCGGACGAGCCCATGAACGGAAACACGCAATCCACGAACTCGTTGCGCGGCGTCGCCCCGGCAAACTCCACGGAGGCATTCGCGGCCGTGCGCGTCACGGTATCGACGCCAATCGTGCAGTTGCGGAACTGATTCTCGCCCGTGCCGCTGATCTTGAGCGACCGAGATCCGGCCGACTGCGCGGAGGCATCATCACCCATGCCCGCAATATGACAATTCGTGAAGAGGTTTCGTCCTCCCGTGACCGTCATGCCGATCTGCGAGGTCGTGCCGGTCGTGAACCCATCGAACCACTGCACGTTATCGAACCGACAGCCCGACGCTGAGACCGTGAAGAAATTCGCAAAGGCTGTGGCGGTCGAAGCCGGCGCAAACCGGGCGCGATTCGAGATGTTCACCCCAGAGGCAATGCCGAGCAAGTGCGTCTCGTTCTTCGCCCAGGTGAAGGCGCTGTTGATGCGAACCGTCGCGCCCGTGGTGCCATCCGCCACAATCGCCACGGCATCGTTCTTCCCGGCGACACACGCGTCATAGGCCTTCTGGAACGTCAGAAAGGCTGATCCCTGACTCTGCCCGTCAGAGCTATCGTGGCCGTTGGCCGGATCGACGTAGTAGACGTTGCGGCAGAGCGCCGCGAGACTCGCAAAGTTGTTATTGATCGCGGTCGCCGCACTCGGCGTAAACGACCCAAACGGCTTGATGGGTTGCATGAACGACTCCTGTGGTCAGGATGACCACGCTTGACGCGGAGAAAGAGGGGTTCCAGAGCGCCGCGTCAACGTATCGGATCGTGCCCGACACGCCCTGAGACCATCGCCACATTTACGGCTCGACCGGCTTGACCTTCGGCTTCCGTCCGCGCTTCTTCGGGGCCGGCACATCCGTGACATGCTCAAAGTTCGCCCGATCGTGCGCGAGATATTCGTCTTGCGCCTTCTGGGACATGCCCAGATTCTTCGCGTTCGACTCTGCCGCGGCTCGAGCAATATCCGCCTGCAACCCACGTTCGTAGTCCCGCGCGAGATCCGGCGTCTCCTTCCAGGCGGCTCCGAGCCGTTCGGCTTCGGCATCGCTTTTCACGATCCGCTCTTCCAGATCCTGATGTTGCGGCCCGGTCGCCCGAAAGAGGCACTTCGGATAGGGCTGATAGACATACGGCCCCGTCCAATACTCCGGGTCATTGACTGTCAGTTCCCGCGTTTCCCCACGGATGCCGTCCTGAATCGTCGTGCGAATCATGTGATCCTCAGTGAAAGACCGGATCGGCCCCGAAGGACCGACCCGGCATCGTATCTGCCTACGCGATCGTCACGCTCGTCAACGTCAGCACATTCCAGACCTTGTTGACGGCTCGAATGTGGAAGTTGTTGCCGATGGCCCCGCCAAACGTCGCCACGTCCCCCGACCCACCGGCCCCGTTGAACCCGGTCGTGTTGGTCACGGTATACGCCTGCGCGTCCTTGGCGAGAATCGTCATCTCTACGCCTTCCTGCGCGCTTGTGGGGTCCACCAGCGTAAACGCCGACCCCGCCCCCGTCACGAGTTCCACGAATACGTGCCGGATGGTGTCCGGAACCGCAATGGCTCCCGCCGCGTTGTAGGTAATCGTGGACTCGACCGGCGAAAACGGCACCGGCACGGCCGTGCCAATGGGGGAGGCCGCAAAGTCCGAGGCCAAGCCCATCAAGACCGCCGTCCCGGCATTGTGCGCCACACGCGCACTGCCGTTATCCCCACCACGCACCGCAATGGTCGTGCCCACGGCTGCCGCCGTCTGCACATACCACTCGTTATCGATCCGAATGACGTTCCGAAGGGCCGAGCCTGTGGCGCTGGCGACGCGAATGACGAGATCATTCACGCCTACGGCCGAGGCCAAAGTCGTCGCTGTAATGCTCATGATGTCCTCCTTTGCCTCACACTAACCGTAGATGACCGTCGTCCACTCCGGCCGGTAATTCTTCCAGCCGTAGATACAATCCACACGGCACAGATTCTGATCCGTCAGTGCCTGCCACTGCTTCGCCATACGAAGACTGAATCCGAGCGGCTTGCTGGAGATGCGCTCAGAAATCGCCCCGCCTTCCGGCTTCACCAAGTCGGCCATGACCATGACCACGGCTTCCTTGACCCACGCGAAGCCAATCGTGCCCACCGCAGCCGACTGGCCCAACACGGTAATCACGGCGTTGTCCACCGGGGAGGCTGTCACCGTCTGAAACTGCCCCGACGTGATGATCGACGGCGAGATCGTCGCCGTCAGCGCACCCGTGGTATCCGAGACGGTGGCCGTCACGACAAACACCTGGAGTTCTCCGGTGCTCTGCCGATTCTGCGGGTTCACCGAGAACACGCCCGTCGAGGCCGCTCCGCCACTCGCCGCCCCAAGCGTAAACCGGGTGCCGACAAGTAATGTCGTGCTGCCGGAGGTCCACCCATCGGTCACGAGTGACGCGCCCGTCTGATTCGCGCCGTTGACCAAGGGCGTGCCGGCATACGTGGCGTTCGTGAACTGTCCCACGTTCTGGTCCCAATACCAGTCATTGAAGCCGAGCATGTCCGAGGCATACACGCCCTTTTTCCACGACTCGCTAATCGGACGCGCGGGATTGAAGGACGAGAAGTTCGCCGCGGTGATCTTCTGCTGCATCTTGGGCGACGTGATCACCATGCGATCCGGCGGCGCGGCCATGTTCGAGAGCGTCGTTGCGGCTGACAAATACACGTCGTTATCGGTCGGAGGCGTGCCGAGGGTTCCCACCGCGTTGTAGGTTTCCAGTGGGACTCTGGCGAGCCCGTCAAAGTCAATCGTATTGGCGAGCTGCACGGCCTGGGGCGTGATGTAGCGACTCGTGTAGTCGTCCACATCCACCGTCATCTGGAAGGACGAGAAGCCAATCGCGCAGTTGGCCTGATCGGTCAGCGTGACCGGCACAATGCGATCGACCAC